AGGAGAAAAGCTCCAAGAGGAAATGACCTTATTCCAATATGGAAACACTATGAACAATTCCAAGATTGGAAAGATAAATGGACATCACAAAATGTGATTTCCAATAAGTTTAGTCAACTATACCCAAAGGGGTATAATTGGATAGAAAAGAGTGGACTTTACACCCAAGCGGGTATAGAATACACTCAATATAATATGTTGACTACTACATCAAGACCATCAAACACTTTTGGTGGTGTAAACTATGCAGCACTTCCAAAAGATGGTGAGGTTCGTAACCGATTTATATCAAGATTTAAAAATGGTAAGTTATATCAACTCGACTTTGATGGATACCACATTCGGTTGATTGGTAAACTAATTGGTATAGACATACCATTAAACATTAAAGCACACCAATGGTTAGCTAATCAATATGGCGCGGACATCAAAGATGCAAAAGCAATAACATTTAGACAATTATATGGGGGTGTTCAAGATGATTACAAACACATCCCATTTTTTAGTAAAACATCGGAGTATATTGACTCGTTATGGAGTATGTTTTTAATGCAAAAGTCCGTAAACACCCCAATTTTACAAAGAACTCTCGTTTTTAACCAAGATTTAAACAAAAACAAGTTATTTAACTACATTCTTCAATCCGTTGAGACTGAAAGAAACATACTTATATTAGAAAAATTGTTTCAACTAAAATTGACTCAAAACTCGTTACCAATTCTTTATACTTATGACTCAATTTTATTTGATGTCCATGAAGATGATGGTATTGACTATATCAAAAAGATAAAGGCAGTTATGGAGTCGGATGGGTTTCCCACCGAAGTGGAGGTTGGTGACAATTATGGCAATATGGTAAAGCTTGTAATTTAACTATTTATATTTATGAAAAAACTCCTCATTGAACGTATTTCAAAAAAATGGTGGAATGAAGTCGGATACGAACTTTACAGCAATCCGTTGAGCGAAAGGTCAATTGCTGGGTTATATTCAATTTTATTAGAAGAATTTGATGAAAAGCAAGCTAAAGAAATAGCATTGGCTATTTTAGAAGGTGGTAGTCCAACTGATTCTAAAAAAGAAGAAGCTCCTGCCGAAAAAGAACTTGAAGACGACATGATGGGAATGATGACTCAACTTGAAAAAGATAAGTTACATAACAAAGAAAAAAACCTTGATGAGGATAGTTGGGTAAAAAACAAAAAGTCGGGTAACATATACACGGTTAAAAAACCAAATCCTGAAACCCACGTTGCACCAAGTAAAGATGAAATTGAAAAGGCCCAAAAAGAAAAACAAGATAAGCCGGAAGGTGAAGTAAAACAATTTCCATCAGCAACTGTAAAGTCAGAACAAGCTAAATTAAATAAAGTAGATGAGTTATTGGCTGGTCAAGATGAAAACACTTTACAAAGAGCTGAAGTTTTAAAACAAAATTGGGACCAATTTGTAAATGCAAAAACTCGTGAAGAACGAGTTCAAGCTGTTCGTGAGTTGGCTGACAATAATTTAATTGAAGGACACGCTGGTGGTAAGAAGATTTATCTATCACCAAACAGCGCTTTACCTTACAAGCACCTCACAGGTGCAAGTGGAACATCCGTAAGTGAAGAAATGAACAAAATCATTCAAGAAGAAGGTATTGATGTCCCTATGAGAGGTGGCGCCAAAGACCGAGCTCTGGCTGATATGAGTGGTAAACACAACGAGTCAGGTGTTGTATCATATTTGTTCCCATCGGATGAAAACAAAGCTGCATATGAGTCTACTCAAAAAACTCTAAAAGATTTGGGTGGTGATGAGGCTAAATTTGACGCAATCAACAAAAAGGCTGCTGATATAATGAAAGCGTCATTACCAGAGGGCTCACAAATTACAGGTGCTCAACAAGTGGGTGGTGTGGGTAAAACTGCATTGGCTAAATTGGGTATTGACCCAAAAGTAGACCCAACGGATTTGATTATTCAGTATAAAGACAAAGATGGAAACGACCAAATTATGAAGATTTCCGCAAAAACATATACTGACCCTAAAAACATCACAATGAAAAACGCAGGCGTTAATAACGCTGGGGCTACATACTTGGGTGAAATTGGTAAAGACCTTGATGCTAAAGTTGGTGAGTTAAGAAAGAAGTATGCTTGGAATGATAGTATGTCAGACCAAGAAAAGGCTGAACAAAAGAAAAACTTAAAACAAGCATACCTTGGTGAGTTCTCATCCAAAATGGAAGAACTATCAAAGAGTAAAGAAGGTCAGCAAAAATTAACTGATATGTGGAAGGATGTTCACGGATGTGGTCAGAATGTTCACACGCAGGTAATTAATAAAAAAACAGGCGATGTCCAAATGAAATCACCTGACCATTATTGTAATCCAACACCACCATTTGGAGTAAAATTCGATGGTGTAAAACTTGTAATCAATATGGGTGGTAAAGATAAATCATTCTTACAAGTAGATATGAAAACTGAAGATAAGGGTTCGCCCAAAATACTATTTAGACATAGAACAAAATAATTACGGAGAAATGAGTGAAAACACAATTGTTATGCACCTTTACAAATGAAGAATCATTTGAATCAATTATTGAAAAGGTATTTAAATACGAACTTTTTAGTCGTAAAATTTTTATTTTAAAATTAGAACCTTCTAACGAATTGGTTGTGAGTTATAATATTGTTGCTAATAATAGTCATCAATTTCTTCCTGAAACTATTATGGTTCATAGAAAAAAAGAATCAAACACCATGTATACAATCAACGCTTTAAATTCTTTGATTAGTTCATTAAATGGTGGGATTGTGGATAAAGAATATCAGATAAATTGGAACCAGTATCAAAATACGCTTATTCTAACCAATGGAAACGGATATAAAATTATGAAAACATCTTTATTTAAAATTGTTGATGTCAATAAATAATTTTACATATTTATACAAGTGGGTAATACCACAAAACTAAAAATTAAAAAATTTTTGAAATACATTTGGAATTGTCACCCAGATGTTGTATATTAGTGACAAGTTTAACAATTAACAATTAAAAAAAAGAAAACTATGGCTATTGACTTAAACGCAATTCGCAATCGTCTGAATACTCTTCAGACAAAAGTAACAAAGACTGACAATTTGTGGAAACCCACTCCGGGTAAGCAGCAAGTAAGGATTATTCCTTATGTCCACAATCCCAACAACCCATTTATTGAACTTTACTTCCATTTTGACTTTGGTGGTAAAAACATCATCTCTCCAATATCTTTTGGTGAGGCTGACCCACTTGTGGAGTTTGCTGAAAAGTTGAAGGCAACTGGTAATCGTGATGATTACCAACTATCTCGTCAATTGACACCAAAAATGCGCACCTATGTTCCTATCTTGGTTCGTGGTGAAGAATCTGAAGGTGTTAAATTTTGGGGGTTTGGTAAAAATGTTTATCAAGAACTTCTTGGGTTTTTTGCTGATCCTGATTATGGTGATTTAACTGACCCAGTAGGTGGTCGTGACATCACAGTAGAATTTAAAACTGCTGCTGAAGTTGGCAAATCTTATCCTGAAACTTACATTCGTGTAAAACCAAGTCAAACCTCTATTTCAGAGGACAAAAATATTTTGAACTTGACAAAGGAACAAATTGATTTGTCTACAATGTTTAAACGTGCTTCCTATGATGAAATGCAAGGTATGTTAGAGCAATGGTTGGAAACTGGTAAAGTAGAAGATTCTAAAGAAGTATCTACCGCCGACACCACCGCTGTTACAACCACCTCATCTCCTGGCGCAAGTGTGAAAGACGCGTTCGAAGACCTTTTCAACGATAATTAAAATTTATGGCTAAGAAAGTAGAATCATCTCGCGATGAACTATCTTCCATTCTGGCTAATAATCTCAACAAGAAATTCAAAACTGCCCATAAGGTAGCGTTTTTCTTGGATGGGTCGGAACAAACACCCACCGATTTGGATGAATGGGTATCTACCGGCTCCCCAATGTTAGACCTCGCAATTGCAAACCGCCCCAATGGCGGTTTGCCTGTGGGTCGTATCACGGAGATTACAGGCTTAGAAGGAAGTGGTAAATCATTACTCGCAGCTCACGCTATTGCTGACACGCAAAAGAAAGGTGGCTTTGGAGTTTACATTGACACCGAAAACGCAATGAATCAGGACTTTCTGATGGCCATCGGCGTTGACATTAAAAAGATGTTATATGTTCCATTGGAAACTGTGGAAGACATCTTTGAAGCAATTGACTCTATTATTGAGTCAATCCGCACCGCTGAAGGTGATAAAAAGAAATTAGTTACTATTGTGGTTGATTCCGTTGCGGGCGCATCTACAAAAGTTGAGATTTCTGCTGATTATGACCAAGCTGGTTATGCTACTCAAAAAGCAATTATTATCTCTAAGGCAATGCGGAAAGTTACAAACTTAATTGGCCGCGAACGAATTTGTCTTATCTTTACAAACCAACTTCGTACCCGTATGGGTGTATCTTTTGGAGACCCGTGGACTACAAGTGG